TCTAGCAATCGTTTCAATATTCTTGTTAGCCCTTTTAATAGCATCTTTTTCAATCTTAGCTTTCAACTTATCAGATACATTCAATCTAACATCACCAGTTGATACAGTAGGAACTGTATTCAATTCAAAATCGAATCTAAACTTAGTCGCGATTAAATCCTTGCTAGGGTAATCATATATGCTAAAAGCATTTCCAAGTTTTGACTTGTTAGACTCTATTAGATTCTCATAGTTATCTAAGAAGCTTTTAACCTCCCTTTCAAACTGAATCTTAGCTTCGTCAACGCTATCCATAAGGCGGTCAAGTTCTTTGTTAGGACATAATCTCCAACCGCTCAAAACCTTCCCTTCAAAATCACTTGTATTATCATCCCAAGGAACTGTTAAAGGGTAGTAAACGCTGTTTCTAAATTGATTAATAATCCTTCTAAAATACTTATTAGTCTCCTTGCCAAAAATGTACTTTGCAACGTGCAAAGAATCATAATCAGCTTCTTGATCTACTGCCAAATCCTCTTTAAGTCTCTTATCTGTTTTAACTCCACTAGGGTGCTTAGTATTTAAGCGAACTAGCGTTGCATTTTCAGACAGGGTACTTACATTTTTATTATTCATAATTATTACCTCCAAGTAATTGATATAAATTTCTGTTTCGATCTTTTGATCTCTTCAGTTGGGATACACATCCCAAGACAGAAGCGGAAAAAGAATATTTACTAGTAAATACTCCTTTCCGCCAATTTCCGCCAATCCTACTAAAGTTCTAAATCTAAGTTATCAACCTTAAATTTTGAATATGAACCTGTATCTTTTAATTCACTTCTTAGTGAAGTTAGTTTTCTAACAAAAAAGATAGAAAATTCAACAGTAGATAAACGCTTGATATAAGCAAGTGCATTATCAAACCATTCATATACATCATCATCTTTAGCCTTTCCAATGACTTCCACTAAAGCAATAGTCGTTGCATAACAAAGCCCTGCATCATCAACTAAAGCAACGTCCTCTCCCTTACATATTTTGCCTAGGTTGGGTACGTCATTTCTCAACGATATAAAGTTCATTAATTCAATCGAACATTCCTGCCCAACATCACCTTCAAACAATTTTTGTTTAATTGATTTAGGTGGGTCAGTCTTTAACGTATCGCTTAACCTAGTCCATGATCTTGGGCTTGGTTGTGGGTCATTACTCTTAGGGTCAAAAGACCATAAAAGTTGTGGCATATAACGAATCAATCCCTGTACATTCATATCAATGTCATTGACATCAGCCCACGCCAACCAGTCATCCACATCGTGAGTAAACTGAATTGCCGTTGTTCTATCTTGGCAATGTCTAAGGATTTTATTCGCTCCACTTCTATCAGTATGTCTATTGCCTGCTAAGACAATTTTCCAACCATTTGGAAAAACATAATCTCCAATCCTTCGCTCTTCATTCTCGCCTTTAGGGTCTAATAATTGACCTATCGTTGCTTGAACGCTTCCATGGGCTTGGGCAAATTCATCTAAGAAAAAGACCCCTTCACCGCTTCTAGGCAAGTTGCCTAAGAACGCTTTTTTCTGAGTCCCGTCCTCTATATAAGGTAATCCGCCTAGATCAATGGATTCAACTAAACCCAATCTAAAAGAAATAAATCCATATTCATTTTCTTTAGGGTGTACAGAATCAGTAAGCTTTTTACCATCCGCCAATACCTCCGCAATCTCTTTAACAATTGCACTCTTTCCTACGCCAGTTCCACCAATTAGAAAAGGAATATTATTCCCCTTCAAAACAGACAGACATGACAATTTCGCTTCGCTTGGTTTAAACATAATTAATACCTCCAAGTATTTAAGTTTTAGTTATTTGCTATCGATTGATAGCACCAATAACACCCCAATCATTGGGATGTTTTCATAGCATTTCAGCTAATCATCAGTTGGTTTACATTCTTTTGTTTATATCTTTTTCTAAGGATTCTATATATTCAGAATCGCCTATATATCTGTTATCTAAACACTTCATTAATTCCTCTATCAGTTCTTCTAATGTGTCATTCATATTAATCCTCCATAGATTAAGTTTCTTGAACCCCATAATAGGATTCTCGTCAGCACGTTAATTCGTGGACTTTGGAGAGTCCCCTCGATTTCGTGTATCAATCATTTATAGCTTCTTACTTCATAGTCAGCACAATGCATCCGCATCGCCATTGATACAATCCCTCTTAGGATTTATGAGTCTTGCGGTATCATCTCGACAGCACTCTCTCAAACTAGTCACTTTATTAGGCGGATTCAGATACGACCTTCACATTGAACCTAGTCGCGTCCTACTTCTAGAACCTTACCTTTAAACCTTTCAGTACCCAGTTGGGTGGTAGCTAGCTTTTAAAGACATCATCGTTTTGGTCTGTGAGATAACCTTACCACATAAAACATATACTGGTACATATTTCTACACCTTATATGTAACCTATATTTAGCAATCAGAATGTGAGCATTACTAAAGCTACCTAATTGGTTTAATATTTCTCTATGAAAGAAGACAAAAAACCAAACCTAAAACTGGTCAGTAAAGACTCAGTTCTTACCATCAAGCAGAAGCAATTTGTAGACGAGATTATCAAGGGCAAGTTAGGTAGTCAGATCGATTGCTACATGAAAGTCTACGATGTATCTCTGACCAAGGCAGGGAAGACACCTAAGCACGCTCACGTTGATTGTAGCAAGCTTATGACCAACCCTAAGATTAACCTAGCAATTAGGAAGGGAATGGAGCGTAGAGATACCAATGCAGTAGCTTCAAGTCTCAGGACAAGGAACTATGTGATAGACAGGCTCTATGCTGAGAGCAAGGAGTCAGACTCTGATGCATCAAGGATTAGATCATTGGAGTTACTGGGCAAGACCATAGGATTGTTTAGCGATGTTATAGAGACTAAGGAAGCTAGGAGTAGTGAAGAGGTAGAAGCTGATATAGAGGAGAAAATTGCTCAACTATTAACAGCAGATCAAGATCACTAGACCCTCTTCTTTTATTCTGACGCGTTTCTTTAATGACCCCCACCCCCCTTGTGGTGTAGCGGGACTCAGACTCACATATATACATAGTGATCTGCACAGGATATTACTAATTTTTACAGGGGTACCCCCTATATTGCATTTTGATAGCGTTTTTCATACATATAATATATAATTTTTTCAGAAAAGACCCAAGGTACCCTACACCCCCATATTATTTTACAAAAATAGTTGTTTTTTCTGTGAAGATATGCAATTATGTTAAAATCTAGCGTGATTCACATCCAGTATGTACCTACTTGTTAAGTATGTACTTACTAAGTATCACTATCTGGTAGTAACTAAGTAGGTTTTTAATTTATTAAGTACATACCTACTAGTAAGTATAGGAGATGTATGAGTAATCAAATATTAAGTCAAGTACAAAACCTTTCTTTGGATGAGAAGAAAGAGTTATTGGTCTTATTAGATGAATTAGAACAAGCCAAGTCCAGAGAGAAGTGCTCAGAAGACTACATGACCTTTATTAAAGAGGTTTGGAGTGCTTTTATAGAAGGACCTCATCATAAGATCATGGCTGATGCCTTTGAAAGGGTAGCAAGAGGTGAATTAAAGCGTTTAATCATCAACATGCCGCCTAGACATACCAAATCCGAGTTTGCATCGTACCTATTACCAGCATGGTTCCTAGGTAGCAGACCAGAAAAGAAAATAATACAGACAGCTCATACCGCAGAACTAGCAGTTGGCTTTGGTAGGAAGGTTAGAAACCTTGTTAACAGTAAAGACTATAAGAAAATATTTCCTAATGTAAATTTACAGTCGGATTCCAAGGCTGCGGGTCGTTGGAATACAAATAAAGGCGGAGAATACTTCGCGATTGGTGTAGGTGGTGCGGTTACTGGTAAAGGTGCTGACTTACTTATCATTGATGACCCTCATTCTGAGCAAGAGGGTGCAAGTTCAGACATAAATGTATTTAATCGTACCTATGAATGGTACACCTCTGGTCCTAGACAGCGTTTACAGCC